ACAAGAGACCACGATTTACCACCTCCAGGATTACCAAAGATAAGGCCAAAATCTCCGTTTCCAAGTCCACCTTGTAATAACCCATTAATACGTTCCCAAGGTGTTGGTATAGTTGTCCTTGAATTTTCTCTATATCTCTCTTCAATGTCCTTAATATACTCATGTCCTATATTTTTATCCTGACCTGCTTTTAAAGCATTGTCAATTAAAAAACGAATACCATCAAAATCACCCCCTTTAAGTAAATCAACAGAAGACATTAATGCCTTTTTTAACTGTTGGTTTCTACAAAAGTTAGTAAATTCTTCTTGTACATATTCTAAATCTTCATCTGAAGTAACATACGCTTCTTTAAGTTGTTCTTTAATAGATATTTGTAATACTTCATTATCTACTTTTTGTAATTCAACTTTTAAAATATCTAATGAAGGAGTAGTATGATATTTGTCATAATACTTTAAAATTTCTTTAATAGCCCATTTTTGAGCTGGATTTTCAAAATATTCTTCACTTATAATATCGTGAATATTGGTTAAAAATTCTTTATGTGTAAGTAAAGAAGATAAAACCTTAATTTGAAATTCGTGTCCGTATTGATTTATACTATTTAGTGTCAATCTTTATAACCTTTAAATTGTGAAAATATATCTTTTAACCAAATATCTAAGTTTCTAATCATGCCCCCTAATTTATCTTCATTATAAAACTGAATAAACATATCAGGATTAAAATCTGGAAAATTAGAATTTATTACATCGTCCAAATATTCTTCTTCTCTTTTATTTATCATAGGAGTTCCAAGATCCATAACTTTAAAACTAGTCTCAATTCTATCTTGATCTTGAACCACTCTAGAATATACAACATGATCTTTAAATTTCCTAGCAGAAATTTCAAAAATGTCTTCTAATGTTAAATTTCTTTCTTGTAACTCAGGGAATTTTTTAAATATACCTTTTGCACCTAACCCTTTTACTCCTGGAATATTATCCGAATTATCTCCAAGTAGGGTTTTATATAGAATAAAGTTTTGAGGAGACACACCAAATTTTTCTTTTACTACTTTAGGTGTATAATACTCTTTTTCCATTGGTCTATATAAAATAATTTTATCAGTAACCAATTGAACAAAATCTTTATCTGATGAAACAATAAAACAAGTAGAATTATGTTTTTCTACCAATTTGTTAGCTAACACTGCTATAATGTCGTCCGCTTCTACCTTATCAATTATGGTGGTTTTAACAGGTAATAACTTTAAATATTGAATTACACGCACTATTTGATCTACTTTGGAATCATGTTCTTCTTCTAAACTATCAAAAGCATCCCAATTAGTAACTCGTTGTAAATTCCTTCTTCCTTTGTATTCGGAGAGCAGGTTCTTTCGGTTGGCGGTTGAACCTGCTCCGTCGAATACTACATAAACAGAGGTTGGTTGGGTTTGTCGAATCATTGCACCTAAAGAACGAAAGAATCCACCTAACCCACCAATGTGGACTCCATCAGGATTAACCATATTCATCATGGCAAAGTTTCTAAAAAATAGATTTAATCCATCTATTAATAATACTTTATCATGTTTTTTTACTATAGTTTCTTCCCCTTGCTCCTGAACTTCGTCCAGCAACTTAAATAATTCTTTATGCTTCATAATGATTCTATTCCGGTTCTTTCTCGAATTGAGAAATATCGTTTACTTCTTGATCTTCTTCTACTACCTGAAAATCCATTCCACCTAATACTTTAGCCCAATCTTTAGCATGATTTTCTTTGTATTTTTTAAGTTCGTTTGGATCATCATTTATAAAACCATGTGGTGTCATTACAATTCTACCTCTAGTAGTAACACCATTAATGTGATTTTTATCAATTTGTAGATTTGTTCTTTTAGCAAATTCAACTTGCTTACCATCTTTAATTGCTTTAATTTTAGATGTTCCCGCAGTCATAATATTACCAAATGTAACTACAAATGTTGAATCAAACCACATAGCATAACCACCTTTATTCATTAATTTAGGTTGCCCCATAGGTGATTCTGGTTTTAATGTCCAAACTTTATTAACACAAACTAATGTATTAGTAAAGGGTGAAGATTCTTTTCTTGATAATGTAATTTTTTGATTAACATTATTTCCAAATTGAGTTGACATAGCACCTGCATTCCACTCATTATTGTTTTTATTAGATTTAAGTGACATCTCACAAGGTACAGAACCAATACTATCCCATAAGAATAATAAATCATAAGGTAAATTACCTTTTTTCTGTTCGTCCATTAAATCTAAAATGAATGCTGCTACGTCTTCAATTGAATTAATAGTTTCTCTATCAACATAGATAAAATTACCTTCATAATCAATAATTTCTCCATTATCATCTCGAGTAATATTAATATCAAGACCCATTTGAATAGCATGTTCCCAATTCCATTTCATCTCAGTAATGATGAAGACTGGCAGTACCCCATTATTTTGTGCGGATACTGCAGCTTCGATCATTGCCGTTGTTTTACCTGTATCAGAGTGGCCTCTAAGTAAAACTATGTGTCCCATAGGGATACCAGGAATTGATGTTACATCCTGGAAGGCGGGTGAAAGGGGAATCCATTCTTGATCTTTGAATTTAATATTCTTATCTAATCCCTTTTTATTTTTAAAGGCATTAAGATCAAATTTAGATTGTATTTCAGCAGATACAGCTGCTGATAAAGATTTGCTTTTTCTAGGCATAATTAAAATGGTAAATCGTCAACTTTTTCCTTCTTATCTTCGAATAAACTATCAAATTCATCTGTTTTTGATTGTTTAACTTTAGAAGTATCTAAACTAAAATTTGAAGACGGTTTATCATCATCAAAATCTTCACTATCCTCTGAAATAATTTCTCCTTCATCAGCAGCATCTTCAGGTGATAACCACTTTTCTAAAGCAGACTTCATTTCATCAAATGAATAACGTTTAAATAATTCTTCAGGATTTGGTTGAGTTTTTAACCATTCTTGAACTTTACTAGAATCTTCACTAAGTGGTGAAGTTGTTAATCTAACTCTTACTGATGATTTGTTATAAGGAGTACCTGTTGATTCAGGTCCTACAGTCTCTACTGTTAGATCTCGTCCTCCAGCTACATCTGTGTAATCTCCAATTTCATCATCTACAGCAAGTGCTAGTAATTCTTCATAAACTTGTTTTCCAAATTGCCATAGTCTAACACCTTTATCTTCCTCACCTCTAACAATTACAGGAGCAAAGATTCTAGTTTTAGCATCAAGCTTTTTAGCTAGAATATAATTTTCCTTATTATACTCTTCTCTAAGTTTTTGAGCAAATAAATAAATAGGGTCTTTTTCACCAAAATTAAGTGGTGAAATCATAACCTTGTTTGTAATCCCATAATAGAATTTTAATTCTTTAAATGGGTTTTTAGAATTATACGCTGATGGTACAATTCTAATTTGTTGTTTACCTACAGAGGGTCTCCAAAATATAGTTGTGTAATCTGTTTTTTGACCTCCTGTGGTTTGTTTTTGTTGGAGTCCGTCCAACTTCTGTTTAAGCAATGATAAATCCATAATTTATAACTAATTTTAAATGTAACTCTAATATACGAACTAAAATTTGGGGGGCCAAACTATAGTTCAACTATTTTAAAAATCTTTGTATTTAACTGATTTAGATCGTTATGCTGGGTAAGTAAGATGCAATTTCTATAATGTTGCCAATCTATTCTAAATTTAGTATCAACCACACCACCATTTAATCTTTTAATTAACTCATTAAGAGCATTAATAGTATATAAGGTATTTGATTCTTTCTTTCTATGTACTAAAATAGTATTTTCAGGTATAGAACTCACATTGGCTTGTTCAACATTATAAGTCACAACATATTCATCTTTACCAATTATTTCTAAAACAAATAATTTATTGTAAATGATTTCATATTGTGATTTGATATCCTCTATAAGAGTGTCCAGACCTTCTAAATCTGTAAAGGTACAAAATAATTTATTATTCAAGTCGCTTAAATTTAATTCAG